CTTCCTGAACCTCCCGGATTGGGTTCCCGGCGCCGGGAAGCCAATCCCCTTGCGCATCCGCGCTGATCTTTGCGCGGTCTAGGACTCCCTCGAATCGCTCCCACTTCTCGTACCCCAGGAGTCCCATCAGCTCGCGGGCGCTCCAAAACTCGGATCCGTCCTCGCGGAAACGGCGGATCGACTCGAACGGGGACTGCGTGGCCTGCTCTGGTCCGGTGGTGATCTCGTGCATGATCTGCTCCAAAACGAAACCCCTGCACGGTGGACCGGGTAGAAGTCGCTCACCTTGCGGGAACGGACCGGAGTCGTACAGGGGCCGCGGCCCTTTCGGGCTGCTTCCATCGTTTCTTTTGCGATCGGACTTCTACCTCCGCTCGCGTCAGCAGAATCTACACCACAAACCGGGCGCCGGTCAATGTAGTTGGGGTTGGCGTACTGCCAGAATCAGTCCTTGCAGTGGATCCAGACCGCAGGCTGCTTCCACTTTGGATTCGATGTCACCTCGTCCTGAACCAGAAACGCTCCAAGCTGGGCTGAATCGTACTTGCTTGAGCAGTATACAGGGACCTCCATGCTCATGGTCTTCCCCTGGACCAGGAAGCTCGCCAACCCGGTCGAGGGCGCCTGCGGCGTTCCGTTCGCACGGCGGATGTCATTGTACCAAGCGGCGCCCTGTGCATACCGCATAGACGAATCCTCGCCGCCCAAAGTCACCCTCCGGTCCACCGCCCCCGGCGTCCAGGCGGAGTCCCACAGCGCCTCGATGCGCACCAGCGCGGTGCGATCCGCACGCCCCTGGGCATCGCGCACCAGCGTCAGGCGCACAGCAGGGGCCGTGCCCGACCAGAACGGGTCCGGGGTCTCCGATGGCCCGGTGGCGTCATCCGAACAGGCCAGGAGCAGAAGGGCAGGCAGAAGCAGGGCGAATCGTTTCATGGGGGAATCCTCCTCGCCCTTGAATCTACACCCTCAATTCGTGCGCACGCAAGTGGGAACTGCATGGCGGCGCCGCCAAGCCAATCCCTCCAGCAGCTTCCCGGCGCCGGGAACCTACCAAACTACGCCCCCTCGGGCGGAGGCATTCCCGGGAATCCCCCGAACTGCGCCTGCCGCAGGAGCATCGTGCACGAAGGCCGTCCCCTCAGCCCGGCCAGCCCCTTCGAACACTCGAATCCCACCGCCACCTGGGTGTTGTCCGCCATCGGCCACGGCCACGGCTCCGGTAGCGCGTAGGTGCGTTCCAGGCCGTCATTGTCCCCCACCCCCAGGGTGCGGCGGATCCCCATGTTTCGCCCCGACAGCGGGACCACGGAGCCGAAGTCCTCCTGCTGGAGGGCCGACAGCGTGATGGCCTCGTCTGTCGTCTCCAGCGCAGTCCGCTCTGCCCACTGCGCCGTGTAGCCGCACTCCGGTCCGCCGAAGTCCCAACGGCAGGTAGGCGCAAACACCGCCCGGGGCACGCTCGCCCCAGCCCGGTGCTGCGGAGACCGCACGCGCATGGCCACCGACAGGGCGTCCAGGGATGCTTCCACGACCTCGCCCAGCACCACGGCCGTCGTCACCTGGCCGATGGGCAGGTCGGCTGCGCTCTCGCCTGCAGGGGCCGCGGGGAACGAGTCCAGCACGGCCTCGTCGATCTGCAGCGTCGCGCCCTCCAGCAGACCAAGGACGGCCAGCTCCGAGAGGTCGATCTGGTCCACCTGCGCCGCGTCCGTCGGGTGCGTGCGCCACGGGACCAGCAGGTCGCCGGCCACCGAGCACGCCAGCGTCGAGACCTCGGAGCCCGCCTGGTCGGAGCGGGGGCCACGGGTCCAGACCGTGCCGGGTAGGCCCTGGAATACGGTACCCTGGAACCGGAGGGGGCGGTCGTGGGACGTCCAGCGGATGACTGCGGGGCTCAGCGGAACAGGCGGTGTGTAGTCGCGGACGAGGCGGACCGCATAGTAGTGGATATATCCTCCCCCAGCCTCCGACCGGACCTCCAGGAGGGTACTGTTATACCCTGCCGTAATCACACCATCGACGGTAGTATCGTCATCGATCGAGTCCAACGCCCAGGTGCGGCACGCCTGGCGAAATCCGTAGGGGGTGCTCCCGTTATGAGCACCAGCACCACGTGCGGAAAATCCGGTAGCATTCGTCGCGCCCGTATTCGGCGCGTCCCAATAGGTTGTTCCCGTGGATTTCAGACCACCACCTGCTTGGCTTCCTCCGCAAGCGGCGAAAAGAGCATTCCATTCAGCCTTCGTCGGGACACGCCACCCGTCGGCCACCATACCATTGATCGTGACCATGGCGGGGCGGGTGTAGAGATACCCGTAATCCGCAACTTTCGTAGGGTCGTCATTTGGCGACTTTTTCGCGAGCCCACCGTCTGAGCTTCGGAAATTCTCAGCCAGCCACTCCTTGCCGTCCGGCATGATGATAGTCTGGTAGGTGTCTCCCAGGATCGTCGCTGTTCCTGTCGGCTCGGGGTCTCCCGGCACGGATCTCGGCACCGTCAGCGTGACCAGGTCAACGATCGACGCCCTGCCCGTTGCCAGGACTGCAGAAGCCCCCGCCCTCATGCCCACACCTGCACGAGCTCGATGCCCGACTTGCGGAACATCGCCCGGGCAAACTGCTCGACGTCCATGGAGTCATCGGCAAACCGGACCCGGTAGCGGTACCCGAACGAGGCGGTCACCGCCGCGCCGTTGGCCGGAGCCGACGCGAACGTGCATTTGATGAGCCCGCCGTCCACGGACGTCGTCACGGCAGTAGTCACGCCGGCGACCTTGACCGTCAGGGCCAGGAGCGCCGTGTCCAGCTCGCGCACCCACTCCCACCCGGAAGGCCCCCAGGGCATCCGGAGGTAGAACGATACCAAGGTGCCGTTCCCCGTCATCTGGTTGGCATCGATCTCCGTCAGCGTGCGATCGGGAGGGGAGAACAAGAACGAATCGTGCGATCCGCGTACGGCCACCCACAGACCCAGCAGCTTCTCCAGGTCTCCAGCCGCCGTTCCGTCGTCGAGCAGGACGTCCCACGACAGGCGCCACCTCCACCGGGGCGACTCCATCCGAGCCACCCGAAACTCCGCACCAGACGGTGCTTCCTGGACGTCGGTGCGGAACACGCCCTTGCGGACAACCGCGATCTTCTGCCCCACCAGCGTGGGAAAAACGAGGTTGCTCATGTCGCTCCCATCGCGAAGTTGCTCACCTGGTCAGCGTGGATCTCGATCAGGGCGCGACCGTTGCGGCGCAGGATGTCCATCGTGCGCGCCTCGAGGTCCACGTAGATGCCCCGGGCGCTGCCGCCACCGATCGCACCGGAGGCGAAGGCCTGGTTCTGCTCGCGGGTGAGCACGCGCTCGCCCTGGTGGAGCTGAGCCACCATGTCGCGCTCGACGTAGGGCGTGCCAACGGCGAAGGATGGCATGGCCATGCTCGCGATGCCGGCGCCGATGGGGCCACCGATCAGCCCCCCGAGCAGACTGAGGATCCCACTGGTGATCAGCTTCGACATCATCTCCGCCAGCGCGGCCTTGAACCCGTTCTTCATGTCCTGCCAAAGCCTGGCAAAGCCAATCTTCCCGCTCTCGAAGAATCGCCCAAATGCGGTCTGCAGGGGCGCGGTGAACGCCTGACCGACCATCTGGCCTACCTGCTTCCAGCGCGCGGCGACCACCTTGGATCGCTCCTCGTCGATCTTGTCTTCCGCCTCGATGCGGGCGCGAGTCTGCTCGAGGCCGCGGTCGTACTCCAGCTGCGCCTCGGCGCGCTTCTTCTCCCGCTTGGCCGCTTCCTCGTCGTCCAGCTTCTTCTCGGCCGCGACCCTGCGTGCCCACTCCGCATCGGCCAGCTTCTGACGCATCGCCATGCCCCGGTCGGCGCGGCTCTGCTCCAGGCCGTTGGCGTAGTCGATGACCCGCTGTTCCTCGGCCAGGCGGAAATCCGCAATAGCCTTGGCCGTCTCTTCGGCCACCCGCTTGCGGTCTTTCTCGCCCTTGGCGATGGCTTCCTGCTGGGCTTTCATCTCCTCGAGCAGTTTTGCGTTTGCCGCGGCTGCCCGCTCGTCTGCAGCCTTCTTGCGGATCGCCGCGACCTTGACCTTCGTTTCTTCTTCGATGCGCGCCGCTTCCCGCGCCTGCCGGATCTCCTCGCGACCGGTGGCCGTCCATCCGTTCTTGAGCACGTCCAGGCCGGTTGCCAGTAGCGCCACGGCCGCCGTTACACCTGCGATGGCAGGCGCTGCCGCGATCATGCCCGCGATCACCGGCGTCATCACACCCACCACCAGGGGCCATGCCGCGACCAAGGCACCCAGGCCGACCGTCAGTCCGCCTACCGCCACCAGGATGGGCCCCAGAGCGGCGGCGAGGCCAGCCAGGACGACCAGGACCGCCTTCACCGGCCCGGGAAGCGATGCGAACAGCCCTGCGAGCACCCCCAGGGCATCGGCCAAGCCGGTTAGCAGACCCAGCGCGGTCTTCGCCATGGGGGCCAGCGCGTCGCCGATCTTGGCCAGCGCAGTGCGCGCTGAATCCTGGAGCGTGGACCACTTGCCTGCCAGCGTTTCCGCCTGCACAGCCATGCCGCCTGCAAACACCTTGAAGTCCTTCGAGGCCAGCGCCCAAACCTCGTTCCCCTTCAGGCCGGCCTTCTGCATCGCCTCAATCTTGAGCTTCGTCTCGTTGGTGATCGCGCCCATCTCGATCAGGCGCATGGTCGCCTCGCCCACCGGTGCCCCTGCCTGCAGGCCCGAGTACAGGCGCCCCACCCACATGGCCACATCCGCGAAGGGCTGGTTGACGGACGATGCCACGTCACCGATCATGCGCAGGGCATCCCCACCAGCCAGGGCGCCATTGGTCAGCACCTGGAGGACGCGCGAGGCCTGGGCGACCTCGGGCATTTCGAAGGGCGTGGTATTCGCGAAGACCTGCAGCTCCTGGATCTTCGCCTTTGCCGCAGCCGCGCCGCCGAGCAGGGGAACAAATGCCGCCTGAAGCGTTTCGATCTGCGCAGACGCCCGCAATGCTCCCGTTGCCAGGCCCATGATTGGGAGCGTAAGCGCGGCCGTCAGGCCCAGACCCACGCCTGTGGCCACGCCCCCCAGCGACTGGAGGCCGGTAGCGAATGCGGCGGAGGTCCGGCGAGTCTCCTCGACCTTGCGGCCGATGTCTTCGAGAGACGAGCGCACCGACTGGGACGCCCTGCGGAATCCCTCGGTCAGCTCGGTGAATCGTGCCTTGATCTCAACCGAGATGGTACTCATGCCATGCCCTCCTGGGCCTGTCCGGCCACGTGTCCGCCTGAATCCCGGAACCTCTGAAGCGCCGCGCGGATCACCTCCTCCGCCTTTGCATCCCTCTCTGCTGTTCGATCCCTTGGGGCCTCATCGTCCGGAGCAGCCCATCCGATCGCGGCGCGCACCAGGACGGACAACGGAGGACAGCGCTTCCAGGCCTTGTTCAGCTGCCGCAGACGCGGGAGCGAGATCTCTCCCACGTCTGCCAGCGTCCAGCCCGTCAGCGCCGCCAGATCGCACTGGAGTTCCCCCCAGTCGATTTCCGTCAGGCGCCTTCCGGGCCAGGAGCTTCCCCCGTGCTCACCGCCGATGCTCCGGTGGCGGCCAGGATGAACTCCTGTAGGTTGCGCATGTCGACCAGGTCGCCCATCTCTTCCCGGGTGATCTCGGGGTGGTTGCGCTCGACCGCCGCGTGGATGATGTCCAGCGCCTGTCCCATCGCCCCATCGCGCAGGGCGCCGAACGGGTCCTCCCCGATCTTCTCCAGGGCCTCGAGCTTGGGCGCCATGGCCTCGAACTGGCGAAGCGTGAGAGCCGGGACGGTGAGCGTGCGATCGCCGACCTTGATGGCCGTTCCGGGCGTGCGTGCCATCAGGCGGCCCCGTTGCCGGTGAGGGTGAGGTCGCCGAACGATCCGGTGTTGGGATCGGCCAGCACGCGACCCTTGAGGGTGCGCTCGGCGAACTTGTCCGAGCCGTCGAAGATGTTCGGCAGTTCGGTCGCGACGCACCGGGTGAAGTTGGCCACGGCGTCGTTGCCGTCGAACTTGCCCGCCACCTCGATGCCGAAGTAGTTGGCCTGCTGCACGATGGCGTTGGTCAGCGCGATGCGCTGGGTGTCCGTGGTGGCCTTCTTGAGCCAGTTCACGGGGCACGCGTTGGACGCGATGGAGGAACTGTCGGAGGCGAAGAACGTGATGGTGGTGGTCGTGGTTCCTTCGCCCGAGACCTTGTACTGGCCGGTCGCCGGGGTGCCACCCGCGGGGATACGCGTGAGCAGTCCACCAGCGGGGATGGTGCCCAGGGCCACCGGGGTACGGACCTCGAGCACGCTCTCGCAGTTGGTCAGGGTGATCGTATTCGTCGTGATGGTCTTCGGGTCCGCGATCTGCAACAGCTTCGAGAGGACCGAGGCACCGCTCTTGAACTGGCGCAGCATGGCGGCCACGAGCACCGCGATGTCGATGCCGTTCATCTTGAGCTCGAAGGTGATCTCCTGCTCGATGTTCGCAGCGTACATCGCGATCTGGTTCGGACCGGAGAGGAATTCCTGCTTGGACTTCCAGGAGACGGTGCCACCCTTGAACAGGCCAAAGGCCAGCTTCAGCGGTTCGGCGTTTCCGGCGTTGGGATCGGTGATGTAGCCGAAACCGGCCCCCACCTGCAGAACGGACTGGGACATGGATCAGGTCTCCTGGAGGATGATGGTGAGGGAGCGTTTGAACGCCTGGCGCGACGCCAGAGACTCGGCCTGGCGCCACGGGTCGCCACCGGTCGGCCAGTGCTGGTCCACCAGGGCGTCGATGTCGGGGCGCAGCTGGGGTGCGAACTCCTGGAGTTCTGCTGCGAGCTGTTCGTCGGAAAGGGTCTCGTCGGGCATGGTCATCCTTGCCGGTTGAGGGTGAGCGTGAGGCGCGACGCCACGGCAGGGTGGTAGGCTTCGTCCACCGGCGTGGGTCCGGAAAGTCGGCACCAGAACGGCGCGCCGAGCACCGCTGAGAGGTTCCGGTCAGGGGCGAAGAAGGCGCGGATCGAGCGGATCGCTTCCGCCTCGATCGCCGCCAGTACGCCCCACGCCGCCTTGGCCGAGAGGTCGTCGTCCCGCTCGGCCGCGTCAGGGGCATGCAGATCGATGTGCAGGACGATCTGCCCGGGTAGGTCCACCAGGTCGTTGCGGAAGGTGGTGCCCTCGATCTCCCCCTGGGGGCCACGCATCAGGCGAGCGCAGGGCGGCTCCATGCCAGGCGTCACACCCTGGGCGATGTCGACCACAGTGGCGTCGCCGCGCGAGTGCGTGACGGTCGCGGCAAACGCCGTGTCGGCTCGGAGCCATGCCTCCAGCGCATCGAGCGCGACCTGCCAGAACATGGACGCCATCAGGCGCGCTCGATTTCGAAGGAGATGTTCGGAGCGGCGGCGGCATCGGCAACGCCGGACCAGTCGACGGCGGTGAGATTCGGACGCACGTCGTCCAGCTGCGCCTGGTAGAGCCGGAGCTTGGCCGAATACACGTCCTGCCCGTCGTTCATGGCACCCTGGTTCTGACCGCTCATGGCGAGGCAGACGATCACGCCCAACCGGTATCGCGCTGCACGAAGTGCTCGCCCGACCAGAGGTGTCTGGATGCTTTCGGCCGCGATGCCATCGGCGTCAGCTTCGGACTCGATCCACTCGTCCAGCTCGGCGAGATGCTCCGCCTTCACGCGAGGCCGGAGCAGTTCATCGTGTAGGTCAGATGCAGAAAGGCGCGCCATGGATTGAAGATGGCGCGCCTACGGCAACGGGTCTGGCGTCCGGAATCATGCCCTTGTTTGTACCCGGAGCCCCAGATCTGCGGATGGTGGGCGGGCAGTCATCGGCGCCCCTTGTCAGCTCGGGTGGCGCAGTCGGTGGGCATCAGCCGAATTCCGGATAGGTCGTGACGTTGAACGCCCGAATCTGCTCTGCCTTGAGCACAAACGACGAACCCGACGAGTTGTCGTAGATCGACACGGTGCAGGTGCCGTTCGAAGATGCCGTGAAGACTTCGTCGTAGATGAAGTCGTAGCTGCCGACCGGGAGGATCGCCGGAGCGTCAACGAACTTGCACGGCAGTTCGGTGCTCTTGTCGTTGTTTGTCTGGAGATAGAACGTTCCGCTGGAAACGGTCAGCGAGCACTTGGCAACGAAGCGGTATTTCTGGCCAGCGACGAGCCCCGGAATCGCAAACTGGAACCCGCAGAGCGTGGCGTTTGCGGATTTGGTGGCCACCTGCCTACGCCCGAGATCTCCAGCCTCCATGGTCGCCGTGAACGCGCCGAGGTTGGTGATTCCTGCTGCGAGGCCTCCGGTGTCGGTCTGAAGCGTCGAATTGGTGAACAGGTTTGCGGGATCCGTGTTGGACATCGTGATCGCGTTGGCGGGACCGGGAAGCATCCCGGCCAGAACCATGTCAGCGACGAGCCCCGCGCCCTCTGGCCAATGGGTCGAGCGATGCGGATGGACCGAGTCTTCGTTTTTCCCGGCCTTGTAGGCGAAGGTGCCGTCGTTGGAATCTTTCCAGCGATACGAGAAAAGCACACCCATCGATGAACACACCTTTTGGGCAACCCGAATCTTGGCTTGGATCGCGGTGCGCTGGGTGGATCCCTCGTTATTCGGTGGGGGGCACAGGTAGACGCACTGGATCCCGCGCCCCTGCGCCTCCAGGAAGATGGAACGCAAGGACGCCTCGAACGATGCATCCGTGACTCCCTGGCGCCCATCATTGGTGCCGACGCCAACCGCCATCACGTCGCACGGGTTCGCGTTGAGAAGCGCCGGAAGACGTGCGAGAACCTGCGCAGCGTTGTCGCCGACGACGCCACCGTTTCGGACCAGACGCATCCGCCCCGAAGACTGGAACGCCGCTGAGAGCGGAATGCCTCCGACGCCGCGGATGATTGAGTCTCCAACAGAAAGAAGACGCAGCGTACCGTACCGATCGGGACTCGAACGCACCTCGCCATACGACGATCCATTCCACGCATACAGAACGCCCGCCACGTTGATGACGGCCCCCTGGTTGGAGGACGGGACGGAAGACAAGGCCTTCACCCCGGACGGAGCCAAAGACGCCGGCAAAAGCGACTGCTGAGGTACGAGGTTCATGCCTTGGACTCCTGGATGGTGCGATCAATCGCACTCTGGATGTGCTGCTCGACGGCACGCCGCTTGCGCTCCGCCGCCTGGTAGAGAAACGGATCGGCCTTCGTGCCTGGGTGGTGGACTTCTCGCCCGAAGACGAACCCGGACTTCCCCCAGCCCGATGCACCTCGCCCCAGCACCGTTGGGCCAGTGAATCCAGGGCTCACCCACCGAAGCATCGTTCGGCGGCGAGGGCGGATCACGTGCGGGCGCGTGCCGCCGTGGATGAATTCGCCCACCGGGGTGACCGATCGGTTCAGAAAAACAAGGGCGGAGGCACCACCAGCGATGCCTCCGCCAACAACCTCGACGCTTCGGTCCACCGTGCCCGTGCGCGTGCGAAACCGATGCGTCTGGCGAGCCTCATTCTGGACGATGACTGCGCCCTCCTTCACCGCTACGCGCATGTTCCGACCAGTGAGGTCGGGCAAGCGCGCAAACGCTTCCAGGAGTTCGTCAGCGCCCGTGAAGGAGAGACTCAGTTCCATCAGGGCTTCGGGGTCTCGGGCTTCACGACCTTGTAGCCGCGGGCCTGGAACTCCTTGACCTGGTCGGGGTGGACAAGGGCGGTGTCGCTCTCGTCCTTCCCCCGCATCCTGACCGTTTCCACGGTCTCGGCACCGATCTGCATCAGGCGAGGGCCTGCCAGACACGCTCGGGACGGACCACGCCGCCGCCCCACACGGCCTCGACCGCGTAGGACGCCTGGTAGGGGCCCTTGAACGTGGCGACCGAGAGCACGAGGCCCGACTCGGGGTCGCGCACCAGGATGCGGCCGGTGGCGGAGTCGCCTTCGGGCGGCAGGGCCGGGGGGCGGACCGAGAACAGGACCGCGCTCTTCACCAGCGACACCAGGCGCGTGCCAGCGTTGCCCACGGTGATCGCCTCATCGTCGGCGACAGCGGCCACCAGAGGGGCGTTGAGCGTCAGGGTGGTGCCGGAGAGACCGGTGGCGATGTACTTGCGGGTGTGGCCCGCGAACGTCACCACGTCGCCCTGCAGGATCGTGCCGGAGCCGGTGTCGACCGTGATCGCGGTTTCGCCGATCGAGTGTCCGCCCACCTTGTTGACCAGGTATCCCGAGCCGGTGCCCTTGGTGTGGCTGTAGGCCAGGTTGGTCAGCGGGAGGCGGAACCCCTGGAGAGGCAACTTCTCGCCGGTACGCAGGATCGAGTCCGTGCCGGCCTGGTACACCTGGTTGTTGATGCCCAGCTTACCCAGCGCGGCGTCGGAGGTGGTGTCGATGATCAGGGCGCGGCTGGTGGCCGGAGCCTTCGAGTCGTCGAACGCCTTCTTCAGGTCCGACATGTAGTCGGTGTTCGATGCGAACGGGTTCGTGCCCTGGGTTCCCAGGCCGTACCCGGCGCCCTTGGCGGCGATGGCGAGGCCATCCGCCCAGATCTCCTCGATGATGGTCTTCATTGCCTCCATGGCCTGCTCGGAGCGGAACTCCGCGCCACGAGCGGCCATGCGCTTGTAGTCCTCGCCGGTGAGCGTGAACGCTGCGACGCGAGCCTTGGTGATGGTGATGCTCTTGCTGGTGGCGGTCACATCGGCGCCGGTGGGCGTGGTGCCCGGGGTGATGTTGCCCGCCGACACCGGGGCGGTGTACGGCACGGTGACCGACTGGTTGACCGCGGCGCCCTCCAGGGAGGGGTCCATGGTCACGAGATCCTGGATGGGGGTCATCGACCGGGCGACGCCCTGCAGGGACGCGATGAGAGAGGGGATCAGGGGAGTGAGCGTGTTGGCCACTTGGAATGCCTTTCAGTCAGGTGGAGGAGGCGACGACGGCCTTGCCCTGGGCCAGTTCATTGAGCACGGTCGTGTCGTTGGACCTGACCGCCTCGTTGTACTGCTCCTCGGTGTAGACCTTCTTCCCGCTGTTCTGCGGGGGCGCACCGGGGCCACCGGGCCCACGCTGCTGGGTGCTCTGGATCAGCTCCGGCCGATCCTTGAGCCAGGCGCCGACGTACTCCTCGACGGAGCGTTCGGCGCCGTTGCTGTCGACGAAGTAGGGGGAACCGTCCTCCCGGAACTTCGCACGACCGAGATGCAATTCCGCCAGGTCGTCGGGCCGAGCGGCCTTCGACTTGGTCAGGACATCGATGATGGCGGAGCGGGCGCTCGTCGAGCGAGCCTTGCCCTCGGCTTCGGTGCGCCGCTTCTCGCTGGCGTCGAGATCCTGCCGCAGGCGCGCCACCTGGGCGGCCAGCTCGTCGTTTCCGCCCTTGGAGGGGGCCGACTTGAGCTTCGCGTCAAGCGCGGCATCGAGATCGCCGTCAGCGGCGACGCCGAGCGTGGCGGCCACGCGCCCCAGCTTCTGGGTGGCGGCGTCGCGTGCCTCGCGGTATCCCTTGGCCTCGGTGCGCAGGGCCTCGGTGGACGAGGTGACGAGGGCGACGGCGTCAGGGCCGAAGCCGTCGGTGGTCTTGAGCTTCTCGAGCAGTTCGGCAAGGGTCATACCCCGAAGATGGGGCTCCGAACGTCACCGATCAGGCGTCCGGAATCAGTCCCTGTGGGCGAAGCGGATGCCGTTGTCGCCGGGGAATGCGTTCACGTGGTCGAAATCCCCGGAGAAGATCTCGTCGGGGATCCCGTCAGGAAACGCACTGCAAGACGACTCACCTCGAGCGTGAGTGCAAATCCGGCAACGGTCAAACCACCGCGCCCCTGGTTCAGGTCCTGTCGAATCCATGCGCCTCCCGAGAATACTTCCATCCAAAGATTTCCGCAACGATCTCGTTGATCGCGTGGAAATAATCGCTTTTCCGGACCGGTCCGATAAATCGCTGATCCATGAATTCGCGGGCATCGGAGAACTGTGCTTCGATCTCGCTTTTCGCCTTGAACCGTCCTTGCGGCTCAATCGAGTAGACCCATTTTGGGGTGACGGCCCGCATCTGGCGGACCATGCCTCGCGACGCAAGGGAAAGGTCCGCGGATGAAAACGAGTTCCCAGCGCGGTACTCGTCGCCATGCGGTGCATCCCACCCCCCTGGGTGGTTGTGCGTCACGACGGCGCCGTGCATCTTGACCAAATCGGAGAAATCGAACGAAACCGTCCTCGCCGTCCCCTTCCGGGTGGTCACCCGCTCGCCTTCCTTCAGGATGATGCCCGTCTCGAACCGATTCTTCCAAATGGATCGTTCCTGCTCCACTACTGCCAGCGCAGCATCGGTCACGAAGCCGTTTGCCATCCCCGTGGGGGGGCGTACCGCGACATCCTTCGCGCCAGAGATGATCGCGGAAGCACCTGGGCTCAGACGGGCGCGGCCAGGCGCCTGCCACTGCCGGAGTGAGCCCTGCCAGGCTCCAGACCCGTCGAAGGCCTGCTTCCCAGTCCAGGTAAGCAGGCGCGCCTGCTGCGCATCCGTCATGCCGTTCAGAGCCGCCCGCCCCCCCGCGTCGACCTGGTCCCGCGGCGCCGGCGCGGTGTAGACCGCCGACAGCTGGCACAGGCAGTGGGGGTGCGCGGGGTATCTCGGGGCGCGATCCTTGGGGTAGACGCCTCGGCCCATCCCGAACAGGTTCGCCCGGGAGTGGAAGTCGCAGATGTCGAACACCTGGTGCGCGCTCGAGGTGGACCACTCCAGCCCCACCGCGTCCGGGTCGTCCTGCAGCTGGTGCAGGAACCCCTGGCCCCAGGCACTGGCCGTCTCGGTCCGCATGATCCGCTCGGCGAAGTACCGCGCCTTCTCCTCGGTCGCCACACGCACCGCGTTCTCCAGCCCGCGTCCGAGCCCCGCTTCGAGGCGATCCACCAGCTGGCGGTAGCCGGCCCGGAGCGGCCCCGTTCGAAGCGCCTCCGCGTAGGTTCGCAGTTTCGCCACCTCCCGGCGCACGAACTCCGAATCGGCCGGCACCAGGGCCAGGCGCGTCACGTCGACCAGCTGGCGCAGGTCCCGGGGGAGGTCGGACAGGTCGCGCGACTTCAGGGCGCCCCCGAAACCGTAGCCGTCGTAGATCCTTCGGGCAGTTCGCCACGCCGTGTCGCGCCGGGAGATGGCCTGGGCAACAGCATGCCGCACATCAGCCTCGACGGTCCCCACCGCCCCGTGCAGGCGCGTCGACAGGGACAGGCCAGACGAGTCCCACGACATGGTCAGCGCCTTGGCCGCAAACTGGTCGATGGCCGCCGCGGTGAGCCCGATCTCAGGCATGATCCCGGCACCCGCCAGCAGGCTCTGGACGACGTCTCGCCCCAGCCGGGTGCGCAGGGCATCTTCTACGCCAGCCGCATCCAGGGCCGCGGCAACCGCTTGGGACGCGTCCTGCCCGCTCCTGACCCGCTCCCACACGTCGTTTGCAACTCGGCCACCAAGGTCGCGCACCTCGTGCGTTTGGTCTGCCAGGATGCGCTCGAGCTCGCGCCTGGCGCGCTCCGAATCGATCACGCCCCGGCATCTCCACCAGGCATCCGCGACTGGACCTCATCCAGGAACCCCTGGGCGATTTCGATCTTGATCTGCTCGAGCTCGGGGTGGCCAGGAAGCAGGATCTCAGCCACGCGCGAGTAGACCGCCGCACGCATCGGCCCCGGCATCGTCGCGAGGCTGGCCAGCGCGTCGAACAGCGGCTGCAACTGGGTGGCCTCATCCTGCATGGTGAAGTCGCGCGGGTACACGGCGGATGCATCAACCAGATCCGCCCCCTGGATCCACGCGAATATCTCCCTGATGCGTGTCTCAGCTGCCTCGATGCTGGCCGAGTAGAACGCCAGGGCGGTGTCGTAGTCCTCGCGATCGATTCGCATGGCCACGCCGCTCTTGGCGCTCTCCGCCTGCAACGATTCGCCTGTGCCGACCTGATGCGCCAGCATCGCCATGCGGTACATCTCCCGGACCAATCCCTCGCGCTCCAGGCGCAACTGCTCGAGGGGCCCGTCCGGAGGGGAGATGAATTCCGGGCGATGGGGCTTGTCTGGATCGTACCCGAGCGCGTTCTGCAGGCCGATCACGAGCCCCTTGAGGTCCTTGGACGGGTAGGACAGGATTGGGAATGTGACCGAGCGGATGATCTCGTGGCTCTCGCTGCCCAGGTTGTAGAGCGCTGCGGCACACCGGGCGATGGAGTAGAACTCGGAGATCGGGAGCATCTCGCCATCGATCCAGTCTCCAGGCGCCAGCAGCACTACCGGAGCATCCTGGCGCGGGTTATCCCACTCGCCGGCCTGCTGGACGAAACCGCGCTGGTCTACGAGTTCCCAGCCCGAGGATGTGACGGTCTTCGTCCACGTTTCGACGGATCCCTGTACATCGTGCCCCTCCGTGAATGAAACGCTGACGACCCGCTCGGAGGCATCGCGCACAAGGTCCGTGATGCGCGAGGCCTCGACGCCGTAGACGTAGGGGCGCTTCTCGATCTCCTCGGCCTGGTTCATCGGCGCATCTGCCGGCGCAGTCACCACGATGAGATCGCACCCGGATCGCTTGGCCCTGACGGCACGGTCCCGCATGAACCGTTCAAGATCCACACCACCCATGGTGCAATCGGCGACGAATGCCGTCCACGAGGGATTGGCGCCCCCGTCGGTCCGCTTGATGCCGCGCCGGAAGATCGGCTTGACATGGGCCTCGACGATCGGGCGGACGTAGTTCACGTAGTATGCCGCCTTCCGGCGACGCGCGTACTTGTCGTCGCTCTCGCGCGGGTACTGGACCAGGTAGGTGCCGTCGCGGAACCCGCCGGTCCCGAAGAAGGCGTGCTGCAGGAGCGTGATGGGCTCGACGTCGGATGCGTAGGGCATGGGTTACCAGCTGATGGATGCGGAGGTGGACTCGGTGGGGGCGAAAACGTTGAAGCACTCCCAAGCCGTGGAACACGCGTCGACCTGGTCGTCGTGCTGGGTTCCAGGGAAGGAGAGCAGCTCGTCGACGAACGAATCGGAGATACCCGGCACTACGTGCACGAGGCGCTGCTCGAAGCGCGCGGCCAGGGGGAAGAATCGCGTCAGCTTGTCGCGGCCGCCCGGGTTGATCCCCCGGACAGGGAGGGTTGTGGTGCGCAGGAGCTCCTGGACGGCCGCGGCCTGGTACTGGACCTGCTCCACACCGACCACTGTCGGGCTCCAGCGCGAGGCCTCAGCGTTGATCATGGCCATTGCGTCGCGGAATCCCATCCGAGCGCGCTGAACCGACAGGATCCAGACCTCGCCCGAGACGCGATGGCGCCCCAGGGTGGCCACGGCTGTCCAGTCCGCCGTTTCCTTCGTGGAGATGGCCAGGTCGACGCCGACGACGATCTCGAGTTCTTCCAAGGGAGGAGGTGCCGAGTAGCGGAGGTGCTCCCGCTTGACCAAGCCGCCCTCGAAGTCCACGAATTCAGCCATGTACTCCTGGCGGAAAACCAGCTCGGGGAGCTCCAGCCGCGCGGCCTCGATTTCCGCCTGCGCCAGGTAGGGATTGGCGCTGGAGGGCATCCTCCAGGACATCCAATCCCCCGATTCGTGCTGCCCTCGGTCGAACAGCTCGCGGAAGAATGCCGCCCCGTCGTGCAGCGCCCTGGGCTTGGGGGTGCTGGGAAACCACGCGTCTCCCTGGTAGTCGGAGAGCGTCGGGCGGATGGACTGCTCCCACAGGGATCGCAGCTTCGGCACCATCGCGGCCTCGTCGATCACGACGCGCCGGTAGGCCCGGGAACGCGCCGGGTCGGGGACCTCGAGCGTCCAGAACTCCAGGACGCCCCCGGTGATGAGCTCCAACCGCTTCTGCTGTCCATCACGCCTGCGCGTCACTGGCGAGAGCGCTCGCTCCACGCGACTCCAGGTCTCGTCCAAGATCTTGTAGGTCGGGGCAAACCACCCGACTGGGAATCCCTCCAGGGCGGGCTGGGCAAACTCCCACGTGCAGAACGCCGTTTTCCCGAACCGGCGCCCGAGGCACGGGACGTTGAAGCGCCGCCGCCCGTCGTGGAGCATCTCCTGCCCCGGGTGCCATGCGGGAGGTACCACGCGCACCCTGCGGGCCGGACTAGCGGCGACCAACGACGCCTCCCCAGTCGATCACGACTTCGCCGTCCCCGCCGCCTCCGGGATCGTCCAGGCCGCCACAACGGCGAATGGTCTCCACTGCCACGCGGGAGGCCTCTGCCAGTTGCTTCAGCTGAGGGATGGGGATTGCCGCCCCAGCCTTCTGTGCGCCGTCATCCCCCTTTGCTTCCGCTTCGGCGGCGCTCGCTTGGTCGAGAATGGCCTCACACCGGCGGAGGATCTTCCTGGCCACCCTGGCGCCCAGGCGCATGTCCTCGACAGCCTCCTCGACAGCGGCGTCTAGGGTCCGTGGCTCGGACTCGGAGCACGGACTGGCATCGGACCCCGGACGGACCATTCCGGAGAGCCTTGCGGCGACGACTGCGCGCTTCCTTGCCGGGGCATTTCGCTCGCCCCAGGACTCCCCCTTGGCGCGCTTGCGGATGGCTTTTTCGGAGACTCCGAACCTGGCGGCGATTGCACACGCCGATTCGATGGAGGAGATCCACAGGGCCTGGATCTGGTCCCACTGGTCACGCGAAAGGACTGCCATGGATGGAAGATGGCGCGGTCCATGGCGGCGGTCTTGCGTCCGGATCTGGGAGCGCCACGGAACCAACCACCAACCTCCACCATCGATTTCTAAAAGGTCGCCCTGCGCCCGTGCGCGACGCCCGTGCATGTGCGCGCATCAGAAAGTTTGGGTTAAAAAGGTTGGTGGAGGTTGGGTAAGACGCCGGAAGCCCGATAAATACTAGCGCAGATCGGAACCAACCCCCAAAACGGAGGTTGGTGGAGGTTGGTTGAGGTTGGTGTATTTTTGTGCGCACGCAATTGAAGTTTCGGCTATTCGTGCGCACGCTATAGGTTTTCTCGAATTTCGTGCGTACGTTAATGGCATGACTCCGCGAGGACGCGTGCCTCTCGGTGGCGCTGGGGAATCCAGCCGGCGAGTCTTCGTGAAGCTCCCTCCTGCTCTTCGCTCTCGACTCGAGTGGGCTGCAGGAGAAGCCGATCAGAGCATCTCCGACTGGATTCGACAGGCCATCGAGGAGCGACTCAGCCGGTCCAACTGACCGATCCGACATCTCCGACGACACGCGCCACCCCGCGCGGTTGAAGCCCATTGCATTCCCACATACCCCTCCCCCGAGGGGCTGACCATTGCTCGGAGGATCATTCTCATGTATCCCGGATTCGACTGTATTGCCGATTGGTTGCTCTTCCTCGAGGCCGCAGGCCGAAGCGCCCAGACCATTCGGACCTATCGCTACGCGCTGGAGACCTGGGGGAAGTGGTGCTGGACGAGAAACAAGCCGCTCACCGAGGCGACGTCCACGGACGCTGTCGCATGGGTGGCCAACATGCGGAGAGCCGGAGCCAGCGACGCCTACCTGCTGGCGCGCATGGCCGCGGCATCATCGTTCTACGGGTGGGCCATCGGAGAAAACCGTTCCGCACTGGATCCGTTCGCAAAGATCCCGCGCCCGAAGACTCCCCCGGCGAACAAGCGAGCGTTGCCCCTGGCCGATGTCGTGAGCCTGTTGAAGGCGCCCTGGGCCAGGACGACGGAGGGGATCCGGGACAGGGCGCTTCTGCAGTTGCTGTACGAAGGGGCGATCCGACGGGGTGAGGCGGCCGCACTGCATGTGTCCGATCTTGATCTCTCGAACAGCCGCCTGTTCGTCCGCCGGGGGAAGGGCGGTCGGCCGCGGGTGGTGATGCTCAAGGCTGGGGCGGTCGAATGGCTCGCCAGGTGGCTCGAGGCTCGCGAGTCCCTGCGCCCTGACGGGCCATGGCTGTGGGTTTCCGTCCGGGGCCTCACCCCGATGCGAGCGGACACGATCACCAAGGTGGTGCACAAGTACGGGGACATGCTGGGCGCCCAGGAACGGGTCTACCCCAGCGGGGTGCACCGGTCCAGCACCACGCCCCACGCCCTGCGGCATTCGTGCGCCACGCTCCTGATGGAGTCGGGAGCCGACATCCGGACCATCCAGGAGCACCTGGGCCACGCGAGCATCGGCACGACGGAGCGCTACCTCACCGTGCGTGCTGATCGCGTCCGTGACGCGCTGGCTCTACTGCCATCGGCCTGAAAATGGCAGGGCCCACCGGACGGAGGAGACGCCGGTGGGCCCAATGTCGCCCCTTTGATACCACTCGCGTGGCGACATCTGAAGAATACGGCTTGCCAGGCGTGCTGTTGAACGTCCATATTCAACGGACTACCACTCGCTACGCCAAGCATTCCGCTCGCTCGTTGATACCACATTCAACAGAGGAGTGGAAATGATGGCGTAGGCACGGAGATCGACCATGCCTACCTCCTCAGTCTCTTCTGCCGCTGACCAGGCCGCCAGGCTCATCCGGTCCGGCACCCCCCCCCTCGACGCAGCTTCCATCGCTGCCAACCAGCACGGAATCCCGGTTACCCAGGTCCGCGCTGAGATGTCGCGCCGCTCCGGGGCGCGCCGCAGAGCGACCCGCCGGATTCTTCGGGGCGCCGCCTGATGGGCATCCGATGCGTCACCGTCGCGCCGCCTGACGACTGGAATGGCGGAAGAGGGGCGAAGATCCGGATGAGCCCCGAGACCTGGCTGACCGCCCTCCCCCTGCCCTGCCGGGATGCGATCGCGCGCAGGCAGACGCAGGAGGAGCCCCTCCAGGATGACTCCAGGGTTCTGGCCGATGCGGCCCGCTGGGCGATCTGGTCGGCGATGTCTGACGAGGATCGTGATTCCTGGACCCAGCAGCTCCTGGCATGGTCCAGGGAGGCGGAGCGGTGGGGAAGCGCCGGTTGAGCGCCCAGCTTGCCATCTGGGACGACCTGCCCCCGCAGTCTGGCCGTACGACCGCTCGGCCGTGGTGGGTCCCTCACCGAGCGTGGGATGCGGCCCGGAAACGGTATGAACGATCGGTGGAACGCGGGGAATACAGGAACCACGCCCGTGCCACGAGCGAAATCGCGCGCAGGATGCGTCGCCACCTCCGGACCGTTCTCGCCGAGGAGGCCAAGGCCCGGAAGGCGATTTGGGTGGTCCTGCCCGAGAAGCCAGAAACACCCCAGCTGGTGAGGGAAGACGTTCTGGTCTTTCCGGCCGCGACAGTGGGTGCCGCGACGAAGCGGATGGTGATGGAGGGTCGGATGGCCGGGCTGTACTGGTGCGATGCTGGCGTGATGCGTGTCGCCCATGCCGTGCGGGTCCGAGCGTGATCGATCCGGCCTCCACATACGCCTGGGCATCGGTCATCCGGAAGACAGCCAAGGGTTGGCGTCCACAGGCGCCGGCAACATGGGCCCAGCTGGCGGGGATGCTCCAGACGCACGACATCCGGTCGGAAAAGGACGGCCAACTCTGGGCCCCTGTCCAGGTGGCATCGACCAGCTCCAGAACGAACGATTCTGTCCTCGCCATCTCCTGCATGGTGCTGGATTTCGACTGTGGCCTGGAACCGGAGGCCGCACTCGGTCCCATCCTCGACCGCGGCCTGGCCTACGTCGCCCACACGTCGCACTCCCACACGATGGAGCACCCGAAATTCCGCGTCGTGGTGCCGTTCTCGCGCGCGGTCCCCGGAGCCGAATGGCCGGAGGTGTGGTCCTGGGCGCACTCCCGGCTTGGCCCCCAATCCGATGTCGCGTGCAAAAACCCGGCGCGCGTGTATTTCCTGCCCTCATCGCCCGCGGAGAACGCGTTCGACATCTGGACCGGATGGGCGGATGGATTGCCCTTGGATGTCGATTCGATCCTCGCAGAGATCGAGGCAAATCGAGCCGCCCAACCGGCGAAACCCGCAGTGCTGAGCACAGGAGCACGCCCCACCGGCCGGGGCGACTACCGGACGCTGGATGTTCAGGCCTGGGCGCAAGCCAGGGGCATGAAGCCTCGCGCAGAGGAGGGGGGCGAGGGGAAGGTCTACGTCGAGTGCCCCTGGAAGGCCGAGCACACCGACGGCAAGCAGGGCCCCAAGGACGCATACCTCCTGAACAAGAACGACGGCGGCAAGCCGGTCTTCAAGTGCTCGCACTCCCACTGCCAGGGACGCGGATTCTGGGCGGTGCTCCAGGTTGTCGGAGGTGCGGACGAATTCTGTGGAGAGCAGCTCCAGAACGCACCCAGGCAGCGCCAGCTTCAGGCTACAGCACATGCTGGACCGGCTGGAGGATCGGGAGAGCCTGATCTGGCATCCTATCCCACCGAGGGCGAAAACGATGCTCTCGCCGAGGAAATCGAGGAGATCACCCAGCCAGGAATCCGCTGGGCGATCAAGACGGACAACGGGCCGAAGTGCGGTGTCGCCAACGCCATCGTGTTCCTGCGCCACGAGTTCGGCGCTGGGAATGTGCGCTTCAACGAGTTCACACGCCTGGTTGAGGTCAACGGCCGGCCGATCAAGGAAGCTGCGATTGCTCGGCTGATCGAGCGCATCGAGCTGGCCAGCCGACAGACCAAGTGGACACGTGGACACATCGATTCGGGGATGCAGGTCCTAGCCGAGGAATCACCCAAGTACCACCCCATCCGGGAGTACCTGGAAGGCCTGCGCTGGGATGGGAATTCCCGCATCGCCGGTCTGGTTCATACCCTGGGGATGTCCGATCCTCAGCCGATCCACTCCCGATACCTGGAGTGCTTCTTCATCTCGGCCGTGGCTCGGATCATGGATCCGGGATGCAAGGTGGACACCGCGCTGGTGCTTCAGGGGCCACAGGGGGCGCGCAAGAGTTCGTTCTTCGAGGGGCTGACGCCGAACCGCGACTGGTTCTCCGACGCGATGGGAGGCCTCGAGAACAAGGACGCATCCATGGCGGTCGGGCATTCCTGGATCATCGAGTGGTCGGAGCTCGAGTCCGTCCGCCGGTCGAACTCGGGCGCGGTCAAATCGTTCCTATCCCGCCGCTGGGAGCGATACCGGCCACCGTACGGGCGCGAAATCATCGACATCCCCCGATCATGCGTGATCGTCGGCACGACCAACGAGGACCAGTTCCTGCAGGACACGACCGGGAACCGCCGCTACATGGTGATCCCAGTCGGGCAAAGCATCGACACCGACCTGGTCATGGAGATCCGCGACCAGCTCTGGGCTGAGGCCATGGTGCGGTACGAATACGGAGAGGCGTGGCACCTGGCCCGCGACGAAGCGGTTCAGCAGTCGGAGGTGAACGCCGATCTGGTGGCCGAGGATCCGTGGATGGCCCTGATCTCCAAGTGGCTCCCCCGCGGATCGTCTTTCTCGACATCCGGCCACACGGTCAGCCTCTCGGAGGTTCTCCGCTCCTGCCTGGAAATCCCCGTCGAGCGCCACTCGCGCGCCAGCCAGATGCGCGTCGCCCAGATCCTGCGCGACCTCGGATGGCGCCGCATCCAATCGCTTCAGAACGGCAGGAAGGTCTGGCTGTACCAGAGCCCCCCAGGCTTTCGCGACGACTCGTCGTTTCTGAATCCGGACGCGTTCTAAGGCGGATAAAAACCGCGAAATTCAAGTCAGAGGAGAACATCATGAGAATGACAGGAATTGCCGGAGCGCTCACCACTCGCGCCCGGCTCCACGAGATGGATCATGCCGAGCTGGTCGAGCTGGCACTGACCCAGGCGGGCAAGATCCGCGAACTGGAGTGCCGCGTCGACCACGTGACGGAGGCTCGCGACCACTACCAGCGGCAGAATCGCCACCACCGCGGCGAGATGGAGCGGGCGCTGCACCGTGCCCAGGTGGAACGTTCCTACCGGCGCACGCTGGCCCGTGAGTGGGCCGCTTCGGGCCGGAAGGTCCATCTGCTCGCCCGGAGCCTGCAGGCCATGCAAATGGCTCACGCCGAGCAGATCGACTTCCAGGGTGGGATCGCTGAGGCCGCTCTGCGAGTCGCCGAGGTGGCGCGCTCCCAAGCATCGGGAATCGGCCTGTGAATCGGGCATCGAAGCAGGCTCAGCGCACCAGTGGGCCATCCGTTCCGGGACCAGGAAACCCGGACATCCAGATCTTCAAGCTCCAGGTCACGATCCGTGTCCAGGGGTTCGATGCCGCCTGCAGGAAGGCGGAGGAAATCAAGAACCACACGGGCGCCGCGCCCATCATTTCGCGGCTCTGAGGAGGAGAGAAACATGGAACAGAACAACCAGTTGATGACCGTCGAGGACATGCGTGCGGTCGCGCACGACTTTGCGAAGTCGCGCCTTTTCGCGATGGAGCAGCCCGAGCAGATCTTCGCGCTGATGATGGTCTGCCAGAGCGAGGGGATCCACCCGGTCCAGGCACTGAAGCGCTACCACATCATCGAAGGGCGCCCCAGCATGCGTGCGGATGCGATGCAGGCGGAGTTCCAGCGCCAGGGCGGGACCCTGGAGTGGGTCGAATCCACCGGGGAGGTGTGCGAAGCGATTTTCTCCCACGCCAGCAGCCCCCGCCCGTTCAAGATTCGCGTCACACTCAAGGAGTACATCGACTCCGGTGTGGCCATGGGGTTCGACCGCCAGGCACAGAAGTCGGTAGTCAAGAAGAACTGGAAGCAGTTCCCCGCCGCGATGCTCCGAGCGCGTGTGATCTCTTCTGGCGTCCGGGCGGTTCTGCCCGGAGTTGTCGCCGGTATCTACACCCCGGAGGAGGTGCAGGACTTCGAGAAGCCCACCACGGAACCCACCAGGATCACCACGCCAGCCCCCCCGGCGACTCGTGCAACGAAGCCCGCGCCGGTGGCACAGAAGCAAGCTCCCGCCGAGGTGGTGGAAGCCGAATTTGCACCCGCGGCCGATCCGGAACCGGCCCCGGCCGCGGATGAATCCCCCACCGCCGGCGAGCTCGCCGCGCGCGATGTCGCCCCCGAGCAGGTGAGCGGGTACGACCCGGAAGCGGTTGCGGCACTGCCCGCCCAGGCTCCCACCACGCTGGCCGAGCAGCGCACCGTGGCCAAGGCCATCTACGCCATCCTCTCCAAGGAGGAGGCTTCCGCTCTGCGCGCCGACCTCAGCGCGTCGTCGAGCGACACAGCTCGCGTCGCGGTCCTCCAGAAAGCCCTGAACGAGCTGAAGGGAGGCTTCTGATGAACGCCGGCACTGTCGCCGAAGCCCCTCGTGGGCATGACCCCTACAGCGCGTCGAAGGCCTCGCGCTGGATGGCCTGCCCCGGGTGCGTCAATTTCTGCCAAGGCATGCCGGACACCTCGGGGAAGGCCGCCGAGCGGGGAACCCGGATCCACACCTATGCCGAGGCCATGGCCAAGGGCCAGCCGGTCGTCCAGATCGACGGCACCACCGAAGTCGAGTTCGCGGAAGAATCGGCCATCGCCGCAAAGATGGAGGCCAAGGCCCGCGAGGTCGAAGCCCTCTACATCCATCCCGACGACCAGATGGTGGTCCTCGAGGCAGAGTTGGACCTGCGACACCTGGGCATCCAGATGCCTGGATTCGCCGATCGCTTGGTGGTCGGAGAGGATGTCGTGATCGTCGGCGACTACAAGGGCGGCAAGGTCTACGTCCCGTCGGCCGGGAACCCCCAGGGCGCGATCTATTGCTCGGGCGCCGCGCGCCAGGCGGGAGTCTCGCGGGCCATCTTCGTGATCTACCAGATGAACCATTCCGGCGAGTGCGAGGCTCGGGCCTGGGAGCTGTCTGCCGCCGACCTGGCTGAGTGGGAATCGTTCATCGGAGCGCGCCGGCGCATCGCCGAGACTTCCACCGTCCTGATCCCGGGGGAGCACTGCAAGTACTGCCCCGCGAAGAAGCTGGCCAAGTGCCCCGCCCTGGTCTCCTCCATCGCCATCCCATCGAGCGTCCCCAGCTGGGACGTCTACTGGGCCAGCCTCGCCATCGAATCCCAGGGCGAAATCCTGGACCGCCTGTCCGCCGCCGAAGACCTGATCAAGGAGATCTGGGGCCACGCCGAACAGGCATCTCAGGCCTCCGGCGTCTGCCCCACGGGATACCGCATGGCGGCCGGCCGGAAGACGCGGTTCTTCCCCGACGAGCATGCCGCGGAAGCCGCGCTGACGGCCGCATTGGACGAGCTGGGCCTCCCGGCGACGGCCATGTGGAAGCCTGCCGAGCTGCGCTCCGTCTCGGACCTCGAAAAGCGGAAGGAGATCCCGAAGGAAATCTGGGGCCACCTGGTCGCGGAGAAGTCCGGCGAACCCAAGCTCGCCGTCGTTGCGTCGAAGAAGGCCGGAAAGAAAGCCGTCTCGTCGGCGGAAGCGGAGGTGCAGGCATGAAGATCTCCATCCCGAACCGCTGGACGAATGCATGCCTCTGGGAAGGCGAAATCGAGGATTCCGGGAACCAGGGGCGAAACCTCGGCGCGGCCGTAATGGCCGCGCTTGGGGCGGGCGCCAACCTCGAGGGCGCCAACCTCG